TTAAAGTGGTAATATTTACATTGATAATTTTAAAAATGATAATAATAACAAAGATAATATTTGCGAAGCGAATTTGAGCGGTGCGGATTTGAGCGGTGCGGATTTGAGCGATGCGAATTTGAGCGGTGCGGATTTGAGCGGTGCGGATTTGAGACGTGCGGATTTGAGCGGTGCGGATTTGAGACGTGCGGATTTGAGCGGTGCGGATTTGAGACGTGCGGAAAATAAAGAAACTGCATGTTTACCAATATTCTGCAAATGGACACCGTGTATAATTGGAAATGACATTAAAATTGGGTGCAAGCAAATGACTATTGAAAATTGGGATTTGTTTTTTGCATCAAATGAAGAGTTTGAAACAAAAAGAGGAACTGATGAATTTAATCATATTGAAGCCGTTTATTTGGCTTATAAGGCATACTTAACTCATTTAAGTAAATAATCATGCACTCCTTACACTTTTTAGCAACTGGATTAATCACAATAGTAATTTGCTCAATAGCACTTTACTTTTGTGAAGTTATTTCGAATTATTTTAAGAACTTGGATTTTAAAAATAGAAAAAATGGAAGAAAATAAACCTGAAATAATAGCAAAAATAAAAATGGCACTTGGTGAGGTTGGAAAGCCAAATGGAGATTTGGATGCTGAAATAGTTTATACTGATTTAAAGTCATTTGCAATAGGTCAAAGCCATACAAGTTTTGATGAAGTTGAACCCTTTAAAATTTCACTTGACCATACTTTCAATTTCAAAGTCAAAAAACAAAAATCAGATTTCCAAAAACGAATGAAAAACCTCCAAAACTCAATAAAATAGAGAATGTCAACAATATACCATAACATCACAAAAGGAGTTTTAAATATCACAGAACCATTTGAATTGATTGAATCATATTCAGAAGGAGATATAATTTGCTACTCAAATACTTCATTTGGATATTTAAGCGATATTCCAAAAGAGAAAATTCAAGAAATAATAAGTGAACTGTCAAAAAGGAATGATACTGATATTTTTCACAATGATTATTTTAGTTCCCCATAAATACCAGTTAAAGTATATTCTTTGTTGTCAAAAATAATTACTGCGGTTTTTATAAAAGATGTCTTGTGAAACTCTCCATTGTAGTTTATGACATAAAAAGGCATCCCATTAATTATTTTTTTACAATATGTATTTTTCAATAGATTATATATAATGTCTATTTTTTCTACATTTAATATCCCAGTAAATTTAGGAACTTCTATTTTGCACGACTCACGATACAATTCATTGGAGACTTTAATCAAATTACCTACTTCTTTATTTTCATAGCATTTTTTTGGTAAAATAATTTCCCTTGCTGGAGTTGTCTTATTACTTGCTCTTTTAGAGGATTCATTAAAAACTATATTGTGTGCCGGCTTAAATTTTTTTATATAGTATTTTTCAAGAATTAATCCATCTTTTACATTATCAACTTTTATATTATAAAACCTATCAAATATTTTATTTGAACTATGGGTTTTTAATCTAAAATTCAAATCTGTGGTAAATCCAATATAAATAATTTCATTTTCATTAATCAAAAAATAAACGCTGCATTCTCTTATAGATTCAATATCCTTAGAAAGTCTTACAATATCCGATTTAAAATATTCTCTCATTTTGTATTTTTATTGTAAATTTACAAAATGTTTTGTAATATCTCAAACAATCTACTGTTTAGTTATTAAGGTTCACATATTCATTCCAAAGGTCATAACAAAATACATGATTGAAGTATCTTTCGCAGTCACCAACGTGGCCGTATCCTTTAGCCTCGGCTAATTTCTTATTGTAACCGCCTGAACTGTCTTGCTCCATCTTTTTAATATCATTCAGCGTTATTGGGCAGCCTTCCTTTGAATACCTAATATCCTTTTCGACTTTCAATAAGGCATTGTTTATAAGCTTGGAATTATAATGGCTTGGGTTTACACTTGGTACATGATCTTCGTATTCGATTCCATTTTCCCTGAACCAATTGAAAATAATCGTAAAACCTGAGGCGTGTCCGGCGGTAAATGCACTTCGATTATTTCCTGAGGCGTCACCAGTAATTAAATATGTTCTATCTCGGCCAATCGTTTCGACAATATCAAATAAAAGTTCTGGAATATCCATATTACTTTTTGAATCGTGCCATTCTTTGATTTTACGAACATATCTATCATAAATTGATACTTGGCCCATCAAGCAACTCAATGTAACGTTAAAGTCAAAACTAAGGCATATCGGTAAATTATCGTTAACCTCAATACTTTCAAGTTCGTGTTTGTTTTTATCAAAATTGTAGAAAAATAAACGGTCTGGCTTGACCATTCCCCACTTACCCAAAGCATCGACTTCGTATCTATCAGGATCTATTTCTTTTATAAACTCAAATTCCTCTATTTTCTCAGGTGGGCAAAATGGATTATCTTGGTAGTTCATTAAAGTAATTCCTGAAGGGAAAACCTTTTTATCAGAAAAGAAGTCGGTATAAATGAAAGTATCTTCAGATATTGGGTTAAAAGTCAAATGTTTTTGTGACTTCATTCCAAAACTATTCCGCAAAGTTCCCGAAATATCTAAAAGGTCGGCCCTATCAATGCATGCATCTCGAGTAATCGGTTCATCAACCCAAAAATCTGTATATTCTGCTAATGCCCTTGGCGGCTCCTGAAAACTGGCACCCTTAATAAAATGTCCAGTCTTTATATGAACGATTGACATTGTAGATTCCTTGATTAAGAAATCTTCCTGCAACCAAGGATAAAACTTTGTGATTATGTCTTTAAAAAGCTGGAATTGTGTATCTCTGGCATCCTTTTGGGTTTGTCTTGCAAATAGTCCTCTGTAATACGTTTGATGCTCACATTTATAAAGCATTTGGATTGCCTTATAATAAGATTTTGCGGAAACCCTCGATCCGTACCAAATCACATAAGGACTTTCAAAATCAAAAAATGATTCTTTTAAAATACTTGGAACTAAAATTATCTTTAGCTTTTTAAGTTCGTTTGAAACATAGATTGCAGCTTCATAACTTAATCTTTCTTCAACTTCACGACTTAGGAATTGAACCTCCATTTAAAACTTTGGTTATATTTTCCATTACTTCCTTTGGATCTACTGGCTTATTTAGAGATTCGTCTTTTGAGGTTATATCCGTATATGTCATTGATAGCTTTTTAAGTTCTTCAGGAGTTGCAATCAATTTCATTAGGGCCATTTGTAAAGCTGGTGCATTTGATTTATACCACTTTGAACGCATAGAAACCTTTAATTCTACTCGATTTGTCTCCAATAATTCTTTTAGGACGTTCGATTCGTTCGATTGTGAAGGGAAAAACTCATAAAAAGTTGTTTTATTACAAGGCAAAAAAGCAACAATATCCTCAACAAAGAAAAGTTTGTGTTTTACAATCATTTCCTTTGCCTGATCAAATATTTTTTTCTTATCGTATGCCATAATTTTAGTTTTTAAGCCCTACAAAAGCCTTTAATGGATAGAATACCAATGAATTTCTATATCCACCTTCAAAGGTTGGAATTATTGGCGTGACACCGTGCATATTTCTCCACGCTGGGTAAACCAAAATAGAATTATCAATCTGTCCGATTGTTGCGTTATAATCAGGTACGTGCAAATCTCCACCCTTGGCGTTTTTCTGCTTACAGATAATTACGTTTACCGCTCCCACTATATTTCCTGCGTCTCGGTGGAAGGGTGCCGAAATGTTGTAATTTGAAATTGAACTTGTAAAAAGGTTTCCAAATTTCCACTTATCAGGAACTTGCTTAAAAAGTTCAATTTGTTGCTCATATTGTTTTGGCAAAATTTCTTTTATCAGTTGTTCGCTTTCTTTTGCAAGAAGTAACATGGCCTTTATAAAAGTTTGTGCCGTTTTTGAGTTATGAACGCTGGACTGATTAGGGTATGGCCTTTTAAATTGTGCCTTTGGTGCAATGCTCCCAATGATTGTAGAAAATTGGTCAACTCTTTGTTTTCCGCTTTTATCTGTTTTCATTTTGTCGTAAGCCTCCTTTGTTGCAACGGTGGCCCTGCTCATTGTGCTTTTTGGCACATTGTCGCTCCTGAACTCTATATTAGCCAAATCAGCAAGTTTGCACATTTTTTCAGGCATTTGCTTCATATAAAAACCGATCGGCTCACCATCAGCGTAAAAAATACAATCTTCGGTTACATTCGGCTCTATGTATTCGCAAGCTTCGCCAATTTTGCGATTATGTTCTATTGGTATTAAATCAATCCTTTTCATTTTACTTGTTTTTTATAGTGTAATGCCAACGATTTTATATCAGTTTTCATGTCTATTCGTTCTCCTTTTCTTTTTAAGGTAACAAATGGGCGCCACTCACGGCACATTTTTTTAGCACTTTCTTCATCTTTTTTGGATTTATAATCTGATTGTAAACCGCCTGCATTTGATCCAACGTCTGGACAAGAAAACCAATAGTGGTTAAACCTTAAGATTCCGCTTCCGTATTTAATAGTTTGTAGTGCAAAATCCCTATCCTCTTTTAAATTAAATTCGGGTCGATAACTCCATTTTATTTTTTTTACATTAATCAAAACACAAACCTCCGCAAATTTTCTATTTACAGAATATTTGGTTTTTTCATGCCAAGCGTGTTGCGTGTAATTTATGCCAATCAATTCAAAAGGAAGTTGTTTTGCTTTGTTTAAAATTTCAAGCCAAATACTTGCATCTTTTTTTATTGTTTTTCCGTTATATAAGCCAAATGAATTAACATCATCATCACAAAACAAAACCCATTCAAAATTATTACTTTTGGCGTAATCAAGCATAAATTGCCTTACATATCCAATCCCTTTGTCGTTTTCTAAAATAGAAACCTTATTTGGCACAGTATAAAGATCTATTTCTTGCGGCTCAATAAAATGCTTCACTTCAATGCCAACTTCATTAAAGAGTTTGTAAGTTTTTGTATTTACCCTATTTTTAGTCGGTATGAAACAAATCATATCTTTTCTTTTTCGGCTTTTAAGAATTCCATAATCATTCCTCCAACATAAGATTCACGATCACGGAAAAACTTTACAAGTTGGTAAGCCTCTTCATAATCCTCAGATTCAAATTCTATTTGGATTGCTTTTTTTACTCCGCTGGTCATATCTTCCAATTGCTTGGAAACATCATCATCATCAAGTAAAGAATAATCAGCCTCAGGCGTTGTTTCCCAAACCTCCAGGCCCCAGGCGTTAAGTTCCTCCGTATTCCATTCATTTGCGAGAATATCCCAATCCCATTCTCCACCGCTCACATTGTCTTTTATAAGAAATTCCCTTTGTTGTTCTTCTGTTAGGTTATCTGCGATAATGATAGGCAATTCTTTTATTCCTGCCTCCTGGCAAGCCTTGAATCTCATATTGCCGCCGAGTATTACCATATCAGAATTTACGACAATAGGCCGTATTTCTAACATTTGCGGAAAGTCTTTTACTGATTGAACGAGTTTTTTGAATTTGTCGTCTTTAATTAGTCTCGGGTTATTTGGATTAACCTTAATTGTAGATAATGAAACTTTTTTCGTTTTCATATATTTTTTTTGATTTGTAATTAAATTACCTGATTTGTATTTCTACCTTTCGCAAATATCAAAAAAAAAACCCAAACTATAAAATTTGGGTTATATTCTAATCAATTTTTGGGTTTTATTTTTATTAGAAATTTGGTTTTTTAGACAATACTTGCATTTTCCTGACATCTTCAGGCAAAACACTTATTAAGTCTTGTAATCTTGCTTTTATTGCCATTTTTTGAGATTCTTTGTCTTTGCCTGATATTGCGTTTTGAATATCATAAATCCATTGCTCATAGGTAAAACCCATCCAATTAAATTCAGGATAGGCGGCCAATCCAAGAACGCTTTCTGCTGCATTTTGATACTCTCTACTTTTTGCCGTAATAAATGACGTAACGTCAATTAATTGGTTTATTGAGGCGTTTTGAATATCAACTTCCGTCATGTGATTTGTTGGATTATATCGAAAATTCCTATTGCATTTGAATTTTACTTCATTATCCTCGATTTCCTTTGATTTTGAAATAAGATTGTTTATTTCATCAACTATTTGTTGGTCAATTTCTGAAAGTTTGAAATTGTTTTCAATTTTTATTAGTTCTTTCATTTTTGTATTTTTTTTTAATTTTTGAAATTATTTTTAAAGATTTATTTTCTTGGTTTTTTAGACAAGTTCTTCAATGAATTTAAAATAAACGCCTTTTGAGGTTCTGAAAGGAAATTCAGATTCATTCTCAATTCCTGCCAATTCAGAATAAACTGGATCCACATCATTAGTATTAAAAAACAAATACTTTTGACCGATTTTAGCATTTTTAAATTGCCTTTGTTCATAGAATTGGAAATCTATCCAAACATGGCCATTTTCTTTTTCATGGATAATATAAAGATACCTATCATGAAACTTGCTCTTAAACTTCGCAATTGCCATACAAAAAACGTCTTGGTCGTTTTGGTCTTGAATATACCCCTCTTTGAATAAGAATTCAAACTCAATATCTTTTAGAATCTCTTTTTGTTGTTCGGTTAATTCCATAATTCTTTAAAGTTCTTCAATTTTGTTAATAGTGCTTAGGAAAATGTGGCAAACCGTTTTTTGAGACAACTGAACCTCTTTGTACTTGTTGGATAGGTAAATTACCCTCGGCTCTCCGTTGCTCAGTAACTCAGAGGTTTGTTTATTTGATTTGTCGAGATACCTTTTAACCAATTTTGGTCTATTGGTAACTAATTGAATCTTCTTGCATTCTGTTTTCTGTTCTTTCAAAAGTTTATCAGTCGTATCAAATCCAACAATTTCGATTCCTGATTTTAAAATTACTCTTACTAATTTGCTCATTTTTTTGATTGATTTATATTTTTGAAAAAACGGATTGAATTAATTCTTCTTTTGTTGAAAATGCTTTTTCTTCTGGCACATCACTATATGAGCCTAATGAATAAGATATTGAAGGTTTATCAATAGAACCTTTTCTATCGAAATATACTGTTTTAAATTCCCCTACAATAAAAGAAATTCCAACTATTTCTCCTTTTGTTGCTTCTGAGCCGTTCATGAAGAATATTTCATCTCCTACATTAAATTTTGATCTCATGATTTTGATTAATTTATTTTTGTTTTGATTTAAAAATTCTGTTTTTGACTTTTATTTTATTAAGTTTTTTTGGGTCAATTTTAGTGAGGTGGTATTTAAAACACTCATTGCAATGATAAACCCAAAGTTTTACACCTAAATTATCCTCATTTGCCTTGGCGACTTCTTTTGCAAATTTTTTCGTTCTGTATTGTTTTTTCTGATAGCATTTCATTTTAGGTTTATAACTGATTTTTTAAATACTTTTCTATAATTTCCATAGTCATTTCGAATGACCAAGAAAAACAAGCATAATAACCACGCTTTTTAAGTTGCTCAATGCTTTTCAATTGACCTTCCAAATGCTCACTTGATTTTAATTCGCCGTTTTTCTTATATGGGCTTTCAATTTTCAACTCAATGAATAGTCCATGATATTTATCATTAGGCTGCAAAATTAAAAGGTCTGGAGTTTTAAATCCTTCTTTTTGAATTGCCTTGTTTCTTGCTCCCTGGGGAATGGTCAACTTTACGGCTGCAATTGTGTCTGAATAGAATAACAACCGAGGAAACCGATATTGCAGCCATTTGCAAATTTGCTTTTGTAAGGAATATTCTTGGTGTTTCATATTTTTGCTTTAAAAATCCGGCTTTAACGGTCATTGGGGAATTGGCTTGAATTTCACATTTATATTTCACTCAATAATGATTAAAAATTATGCTTTCTTGTATCCATTTTCAGGACTGTTGTGTTCGTTTATAAAATCTAAATATTCATCTATTTCAACATGACGAAAAGAATTTACAACTATAATTGGTGGGTTCTTCGCTTTTGTATGTATATCAAACTCTAATATAAACATTTTTTCGCCATTATTTGTATTAAATCCAATACCCATATTGCATAAAAATATTTTATGTTTTTTCATTTCTGAAACAACAAATTTAAATCCAGTATTTTGATTTAGCAAATCTGTTGATATTTCGGTTAGTTCTGACGGTGTTAATTTTTTATATGTCTCAATAGATTTTTCATCTTGACATAATAATTTAAAGTCTTTTAAATCTCTTGATATATTCATTTTTTTATTGATTTTATTAATTATTAATTAAATTCCCATCAATGCCTTATTAACGGCATTTTTAGTTTGTTTTTCCGATTCCATCCTCACCATTTCGTTTCTCGCAACAATTACAGAATCTTTGATTTTGTTGAAATCGTCTTTTGTAGGCTCCCATTCCCAAAACTTAAACCTTTCGTAAATTGGAATATGGTCATAATTGTTTTCTGACCTGATTTTTTCACAAACTTTTAAGAACTCAGGATTATCCATGTTACCATAACGTCCTGAATAAAATTGCTTCATTTCAAGTTCCGAAATCATAAAATCAGGTATTGAATTTAAGCAATAAAACAACCGGCATTTTTTTAGCCCTGCCAACAAAGCATAATTATTTAATTGCCAAAGATAACCGTGGGAACACTCTGCATTTTCAAAGGTGTAGGCATCCCAGGCGTTTTTTATATCAGTAACACAAAGATCTGATTTCATAATTACGTCCGGCGTTCCTTTTGTATAATCTCCGAAAAACTCTTCACGATTTTTTGAAACATAATCTTTTGGGTAAAATACCTTTTTAAGCATTTCAACGCCCTCTGATTCACAAGCAATTCCCTTATCGAGATATTTAGAACTGATACGGTTTTCTAATCCGTATCGTTCTTTTATCCAAATTTCACGAATTGCGGTTAAATGCCCACCCCTGCCTTTTTCTTTCGGAATAATATCTCCTAAATTGTGGCTTCTACTTTTCCATTTTGAGAAGTCCATTGGTTTTCGTTTTCTTATTTTAAGTTTGCCATCACTTATTGTCCAATCTAATGAATCCATTATTTAAGTGAGTTTTGAATTTCTTGATATTTCATATCCCATTCAATCATCAATCCGAATGTTTCTGAATCAACTTTGCATTGTTCCAATTGCTTAATTGATTTAGCTTCATTTATGAATTTCTCGCAGTTTTGGATTGCTTTAGCTTCGTCAATCTTTTTAGGGTCAACCTTGGCAGAAAAAGTATCTGGTCTAAATGCTTGGTCAATTGTAGTGTCGCCCTCTTTTATAGCCGTTCCTATTCCAATCAAAACCACTATTTCATCTGGACCGATATACTCGATTTGTGACTTTCCAACTGCTTTTAGAATTTCTTCTTCTGAAACTCCATAAGCCTTTTTTAACCCCTCAACTACTTGGTTTCTTTTTTTGATTAGTTTGGTTTCATCTGAAATGTCACCAGTCAATAAACCAGTTGCGGACTTGTAAACCTTTTCAATTACTGATTTGGGAATTACATTGTAAACCGCATTTCTGTAAGCAATTGCATTTCCAGCGTTGCCAGTAACTGTAATCATGTCGTCATTCATTCGGCCGTTCTTAGTCATTATCGAACGTCTGACCTGGATTTTAACCGCAACGTTGTTTTCAATATCCCAACAAGTTGATTCAGAAATTACGTGCTTATCTGTAATATCAACTACTTTAGCATCAATTCTTACATTGCCCCAACATTGTACTAAAATCCTTGCAAGGTGAACACTTGGACCAGTAATCGGCTTCCCACCCCTTGGAACAGAATACGTGCAACTCGAAGCAGTTTCATTGTCCATTGTTGCAATAAAAATAGCATTTGTAACGGCTTTTTTCATATCTCTTGGATATGCTTTTGCCGTTGATACTTGTGAATCAATGTTTGCACGATCCTGATTGTAAACGATGTTTGATTCTTGAATGACAATTAAGTCTTCTGTTTGATTTTCCATAAATAAATTAATTATTGATTATGATATAAATTTACAAAAGTTGCTTTACAATTAAAACAACTTTCGTATTTATTTTAAAGCGATTCAATTTCTTTTTTAGCCCAATCTTTGAATGCTTCGAACTTTTGTAAAATCAAAGTTACTTTTTCGTGATGTACTGGAGATTGTGCCGGAACTTCAAAAAGATTAACCCAATTTGTTAACTGTTTTTTAACCGGTACCTTTGCCAACTTTTCAGCTTCTTTTTTTGCTTTCAATTCAGCGTCTTGTTTTTCTTTTAAGGCTTTGGCCTCTGCATCCTTTTGGGTTTGAATCTTTGCTTCTAATTCGGCTTTCTCTTTGTTGGCTTTTTCTTGTGCTAATCTTGCCGTTTCTCTTTCTGCTTGAAGTTTCTTTTCTGATTCCTCACGATCTTTTTTGGCTTTTTCTTCAATAGACTTTTTTTCTAATTCAGCTTTTTGGCGTTCGGCTTCAAGTTCTTTGGCTTTTTGTTCAGCTTCTTTTTTTAACTTTTCGTTTTCAACTCTGATGCTTTCCCTTTCGGCTATTTCTGCTTTCTCTTTTTCTATTCGGTCTAATTCAGCTTTCTTTTCAGCCTCAATACGGTCATTGTATTGCTTTTCAATTCCAGTTAAAAACATTTCAAAAGTTTCATCTGACATATTTTCAAACTCCTGGCGGCCAATATCAGAAAATTTTGATATTTTATTGATTCTTTGCTGAATTTTTAACTCTTTTTGTTCGGCATCAAATCGGGCTTTAGTTTCTTCTTTCCATTTGGCAGTTTCTTCGATTTCTTTGGTTAAAATCTGCATTGTTTGTTTTGCTTTCAACCAAAGGGAATCTTCGGTTTTAAAACTTAACATTGCTTGCTGAACATCTGAACGCTTAGAGTCAAATATTTTTTCGGCATTTAAACGATCCTCACGAACGGCCAACCTTACAGTCCTGGCCATTTGCATAGATACCTTATCGTTTTCATCTGAAACTACAACTGAATCCAATTGCTCTCTCATTTTTGAAACACCTTGGAACACTTGATTTAAAACGGTTTGAACCTCGTTTCTTTTTTCGACACTTACACCGTTTGCGATTTGTGCCAACTCTTCTGGCAATTTTACGATTTCCATATTATGATTTAATTTTAATTGATTTATGATAAAAAAGCCTTAACCAAAAGGCAAATAATTGCGAATAAGAAAAAAGCCACCAAAAACCATGGGTTTGTATTTGTAGCTGGGTCTGAAAAGAACTTTTTTAATCCCATTGGAAAAAATATTTTAAGATTGAACAAGCGATTGTTAAAACTACAAATGTTAGTATTGAGGCATTTATCAAAGCCTCCCAAAAAACTTCCTTATCGATTAATTTTTGAGGTTTCATTGTTTTAAGGTATTTATGTCAATTGCTAAATTGTTCGATATAAGTCCAAAAACATCGTAATGATTCGCTAAGAAATACTGAAATACTTCGTATGGTGCCTGTAAAACTAACTTATCAATATTGCAAGCATCATTAAACCACGCATCAAAATAAGTGTCGTATGCTTCACACCATCTCCCAAGTCCAATAAATTCAAGAATTTTTCTTAAATCGTCCGAATCTCCAAATTCCAATAATGGTCTAAGTATTGGCTTTATTCCAACGCCTTTATAAAATCCTTTTTGCCCAATATTGAAAATTCCACAAGTAACAACCCAGTATTTTTTATAAACACGAATTGTTTTTAATGGAGCAACTTTCAATCCTTCTATACCTTCTAATGGCTCGTAGTATGACCAATTTGGATATGGAGTGTTTTCTTTTTCAAAATCTTTTTTATGTTTTGAAATTTCTTTTCCATTTATTATTCCTTTATATTGACAATCCAATCCATAAGGCAAATAAGACAATAAGTGTTTTAATTCTAATTCCATAATCAATTTGGATAATCTCCGTTTTTAATGTCTGATAAGTATTGTATTTCAGCTTCTTCAATTTCTTTTTTCTCAAAATGTGCAATTGTTTGCATCAAAATAGGCTCAATAGATTCGTGTAGGTTCAAAAATATGGCCTCTGAATTTGCTTGTAAGAAAGAATAGGCCATAAACTGGGCAATTGTACTGTTATCATAGTTTACGTTGCAATAAACTGTATTTAAACCATCATTTGAATACAACTGAAATTCAACGGCACTTTTAAAAGTTGCTGAAATATAAAGTTTTGTTTCACTTTCAATCCAAGATTGCAAATCTTTGGCAGTTGTCGCAATTATAATTCCTTCCTCCGAATCAATTACCTGAATTGGCAATTTCTGATTCAAAAACATTTGATAATCTAAGTTTGAAAGTTTCATTTTCTTGTCGTTTAATTGTTATTGATATGCAAATTTACAACTTATTTTTAATAAACAAACTATTTTGTCAAAATAATTTTATTTTATTTTTCAATCAAAAGGTAAACGATATTTTTCTGGGCAAATAGCATTAAACAACATTTCTAAATCCTCTGGAGATTCTATTTTGCGGATTGGAACATATGTTAAAATTTTAATTCCTAACTCATTATCGTCCGTATCAAATAGCAAATCAGTATTTCTACCTAAAGGTAATTCGTATTCCCAAAAGGGTCCATTACCTTTTATTTTAAATCCCAATTCTTTAAGTTTTAGAATCATTGATTTGTTTTCTAAACTTTCTTTTTTCTTACTCATTTCTGTGATTGTTTATAGTTTTTCCAGGCGTTTAAGCCGTAAATAAAATATGCAAATTGTTCGATATTGTCATCTAAAATGTAATCTACTGCGTCCCAAGATTCCATTTTTTCCATTTGTGGAACTCCATAACAGAATAGTTTAACGTAATGGTCAAACATATCCCTACTTGGATTTAATCCATATTCGGTGATTAAAACACTTGTTATTTGTCGTCTTTTGTCGCCTTGGGTTAATTTTGGTTCTTCGATTATATCAATCATATTCCAATGGTGTTTTTAAGCCTTTCAAGTTTAATATCAATAAATCTGTTTACATCAAATTCCAAATTGTGCATTTCAATCAATTGTTTTAACATAATTTGGACATCTGCAATCTCTCCAGCCAATGATTTTAAAGTATCAATGTTTGGTTTTCGTTTATACTTGTTTACTGCTTGGATAAGCTCGGCACATTCCTCAATTACCATATCCATCTGCTTTTCTTTTCCAAAAGCTTTAATGGCGTTTGAAATTGTTGTTTTTTGTTCTTGTGATAGGTTTTTCATTTCGCGTCATGAATTAAGGTTGAAGGATCTAATTTACTTTCGTACTGGTTAGAATTAATCTGATTTGCATCAGAAAATAGCGTTTTGCCTATTTGTAAGGCTCTATCATGGTGAATGCCTAATGATTCTCTGTTATTCTCAATAAGTCGCTTTATAGCGGATATTACTGGAATATCATTTGTAGTAAATTCGATGTTTGGTTTCATAAAATTAAATCTTTTAAAAAGTGAAAGATGATTGTTGTTAGTTTGATTCCTCCATTAATGAAGCAAATTGCAAAGTAAATTAATACTATTGACCAAAATATTGCACTAAATGGGTCAATATTGGTTTTCTTGTCGGGCTTGATCATGATTATTTATTTTTGATTGTTTTGAAATTCTGTTTTCTTTTGGATATGCTTTCCATCCAAAGTAATTAACTAATTGATTTGCCATTCTGTATTTTACTTTAGTTGCACGAATAACGGTAAAATCAAATGTCGTGAAATCTTTCATTACTTCCTTAAATTCAAGTGGTCTGCCGTGAGTCCTTGTTTTCATTTTAAAATGTCGTTTACTGTAAAATCAGATAATGACCAGGTTTGTAAATAATCGTTTAAAATCTTTCTTCTGGCTATATTTTTAACTCTTATATCCGTTGGAAGTGCCGTTTCAATAAGTTTTGTCAATTCTGATTTTCTTCCAATTTGAGTTTTTTTGTCAAACTTTTCAAAATTTAGGTTTGATTTGTAAACTTTATATGCTGCATTGATTTCAGTTTCAATTTCTTCATCGGTCAAAATAATTATTCCACGTTCTTTCAATTCTGTGTATAAAAACAAATCAGTTCCCGCAATGTCATATTTTTGACCTGACTTTACAATTTCCAACGCCTGATTTAATCCTTTCTTGAAACTTTGCTCTATTTCTTCTTTTGTTGGTTTAGTATCAACTGTATCTAAATACCAAAACTTTTGACTTTTCATTTCTTGCTCAAAACATTTATTAAAATATCTATCAAAAGCATTTAAAAACTCTGAGCAAGACCTAATGTCAATTATCGGATAAACTTTTATTACATTATTTTCCAAATCAAGTAATTGACCTTTTACCGCAAAAAAATAAGAACCTAAAACCTCTTTCATATATTTTTTTGGCCAAAAATCTTTTAATAATTGTGAAAACTTTAATGAAGTTTCAGCTGCTTCATTTATGTTTTGAAATTTTACGCCAATAAAATCACATATTTTATTGAACATTTCTTTAAAATCTGACAAATCACATTCTTTAATCTTCTTGCCTTCTCTGCATCGCAGCAAGAATGTCTGATTCGGTGACATGAAATGACTGTTTACCGGCTGGCCTTGATACTCCATTAGCTGCACTACCTTTCCATTGTGGATTATCTCCGTTTTGACCGTTTGAATTGTTGTTAATTCCATTTTCTTTAATTTCTTTTAAAACCCATGAATATTTAAAACCGCCCCAGCTTTTTATGATACATTTTTTCAAAACCTCGTTAATTGTCATATTTGATTTCTCAACCTCATTCAAAAAGTCGTCAATTGCGGTTTTTGTGTTTACAAGCTTTTTAAGTTTTCTAACAGATAACCATTCTTTTACTAAATCCTTTTCAGCACCATTAAAAATTAAAAATTCTGAAACATTAAATTTTGTTTCTTTTTCTAAAAGAATATCATCTTCTTTTATTTTATCTTGTATTATCTTATCTTCTCTTATTGCATTGCTTTTGCTTTGCATTTGCATTGCACCTGCATTAACTTCTTGATTTTCACGTACTTTATCCCATCGTACTTTAGCTGCTTTTGATTTAGTTTCACTTAAACCACCAAAATTAGATAGTTGTTCGTCAAGAAAATTAATAACAATTTTGCCATCATTTACTGCAAAAATATCTTCTTGCATAAGTTCTGCATATGCATCTGCATTGCTTTTGAATAGCTTTTGTTCTGCAAGTTTTAAAGGCAAATCTCCAATCCTTGACCAATAAATACAACAAAGATTTATAAACAATCCCTGAGCCTCAAAACTACAAAGTTGAATATTTCCGTTATCCCATTTGGACGGCTCAAATTTAAAATATGGTAATTCCTTAGCCATTGTTATAAAAATATTACTTATTAATCAAAAAAATATTAAGACAATAGACTTTTTACCTGCTTTTCTATATTTTCAGGAAAATTTCTATCACCATTTAAATACATAGATAACAAAGGTTGTGATATACCTACTTTTGATGCTATCCAGCTAATCTTTATGCCCTTTTCTTTTATTTTTGCTTTTATATCCATAATTCAAAATTAGTTATTTTTTTATAACAAAACAAAATACTACCAAAATTATTTTTTAATAGATCCTTTAGAAATTAAAAATCCCCTCAAATGTTCTTTTAACTCAAATCTCTTTTGGTAAGTAAAATCACTAAATCTATTCGAATTAATAAAGTCGTAGTGCAATATCTTTTTGTTTCTTACCGTGACATCACAAATTAATTTTGCGTCTTGTGTAGTGCTATTTATGTCAATTCTGAAATGATGTATTTCGTCTTGGCCTTGGTATTCGAGGTTCATATTATACTAATCTTTTTGGATATGGTTTTATTAAATGTGAAATTTTAGATTCAAAATATTTGTTTTCATATTTATTCCCAATAAAATAAAAATATCTATGTTTTGAATTTTGGGCCACTTTAACTGCATCGGGCCATCTTTTTAAAATGTCTTCCATTTTTTGACTTCCAACCTTTTGCCTAATTGCCCTTGAACCATAAAGCTTACCATTTATCAAAAAACCTTCTCTATCTATTTTTTTATCATTACCGTTAGGATTGTGTTCTCGCATACTTCCAACGTATTTAAAATTGCAAGCCTGATAAATGGTTCCAACTTCTCCAGCTAAATGATCTGTTGTGCAAGTTACTATTTTATATTTTTTAGGCAATAATTTAATTGACTGCATAATTAACTTTGATGCTGTATTAATTGGAGTCCAATGGATGCAAACTCCACGACTCAAGAGTATTATTTTTCCAGTATAATCGTATTTATCCCAAACTCCCAAATTTTCAGTATATTCTTGTCCATAAACAACAACACCGCCACAAATACCATCAAAAAAAATACCATAAGCAAAAAAGTTTACCGCTGGCATACATCCTAACCATTCATATTCGATAATCATTTTAGAAGCTGAATGTAAATCTATTTCTTTTACTACTGAATTTTTTAAATCTAAATTTAAATCATTCCAATATTCGCCAAATAAATTAGATTTATCAGATATTGCTTTTTTTTCTCTTATAATTTTTTGATGTGCGATTCCAATATCAAATATTTCGCTCATTCCTTTATTTTTTGAAGTTTCTTGTAAATATTTACAGCATTTTCCATTTCTGAAAATGGTAGTTTGTGAATTACATATCTAAATTTACGCCCAAACTTATTTTCACCATCAGCATATTCATTATCCATTTTTAAATTATGGTCTAAATCTAATTCGCTGCATCTTGTACGAAATCCAGGCATGTAACGAAAATCAACTATTGATGCCGAACCTTTTGTAATTAGGCAAAATAAAACTTCTTCAATATGACTTTTTGGCGGTTGCAATTCCTGACTAAATAAGTTTGGTTGGTTTTTCATGATTATTCCCAAAGTTTTTTTGCAGTTAATACTTTTTCTGTTAGTTCGTTAACTTCTTTTTTAGCGTAGGTCAAAGAAAATGAATGCTCTCTTTCAATAGATCCATTTTTTAAACCTTCGTGCCTTTGTTTGGCTTGCTCCAGCTTTATTTCGTAATACTCCATGCTTTCAGGCATTGAAAGATTTATTTCATTTTCTTTCCCCTTCCAATACTCGGCACGATATTCAAGTTCCTTGGCTTTTTTGTCAAACTCAACCGATTTGCTCATTCTGTTGTGGTTCCTTTCAATTAATGCTCTGTGGCGTTTTTCTGAGTGGTGGCCCACCTTTATAGGTTCGCCCAAAGATAAGAAGTCACGGCCCTCGTTTGATGCCTCCCAGAATTCATTGCTTTTATTTGATGCCTTATCTGAGGCACTAATCAACCTTTCAGCTTTCTTTTTTGCAAACTCCTGCATATTAAAACCATCGGCTCTGACAATAGAATAAAAAAAGAAACCATCTTTTTGTCCGACAAGATTAAAAACAACAGAATCGTTTTCTTTTCCGTACTTTGTTGTAACAATTATCGTTTCTCCTTTTTCGTGTTTTTCTGTGCATTTTGCGACAAAAACATTAGGGCAAAATTTGTGATACGTGTTCATTTTTTTGATTTAATTATTGATTATTGATTTCGATACCCAAAATTACAAAGGAATCTTTAATAAACAAATTATTTTAGGATATTTATTTTATAAAACAAAAAAGCACCTTTTTAGGGGTGCAATTTTTATAAACCGAAAAGACAATTTCCAAGTGTCGTGACGCCAAGATTGAAACTTTCGTTAATCTCGTTAAGGGCTACTGCCATTACAAACAAACACCCAACATTGAAAGAACACCAACTTGGTATTGGTTATCCACCATACTCGGCTATGCCTTTTTGACCTGAACTCTTTCGCAGTTGGTTTTCGGTTAATCCTTTTTAATTAATTTTCAGTCAATCCATAAGGAATCACATCTATTATTGATGTACAGATAATTGATTCAATGAAATAGTCCTGAACGGTTCCAAGTTTTTCAACTAATAAATTGTGTGCATCTTTCACATCGTAGGCATTTAATAAAAACCTAAACGGAACTTTCTTTTCTTTGGCTGATTTTTCGTCAAAAACAATATACGATACTTTTGTTTTGAACCACTTTTCAGAATTATTTTCAATGAAAAATACTTCGTTCAATTGTTGTTTCGAAATTGATTCGACTTTGAATTCTTGCGATTCCTCAGCACAATAAGCATAAGTTTTTGTTTCGGCATCGGTATATGAAACCGCATCAAATAAATATTGCTGACTTACTTTTTTTAAGTTACCTCTTTCATCTTGCTGAATAAAGGAAATTTTAGCTAAATACCACATGATTAAATTGATTATTGTTTAAAAATTAAATTTCGATTGTTTCTCTCCATGAAATTATTTCTAATTCCTTGGCAATTATTGATTCTTTTTTAGAATCTAAACTTTCTTTTTGATAATCTAAATTATCCTTAGTTTCTGAAAGTCTTTTTAGTTGGTAATCTGCCAATATTGAAAGAATTACCTTTGCCCTATCTTCATTTGTACCGTTGAAGGCTTTATGTTTTTTACTCGGTTTCTCACCAAAAAACAATTTGCCATTTAGCATCAGGTTGAAATTTCCAGCGTTCATTTTTGCCAATTCAGCGGCTTTTTTTTGCGTTATTTTATGCTCTGTGATAAACTTACGCAATTCATCGAGGTATATTATTTGTTTGCTCATTTATAAAATATTTAGGTCGTTTGCTTCTAAATCGTATTCATGTAAAGGATTATCAATTGATATATTACCACGATACCCTAAACAAAACTCTGCCCATTCCTGAAACTGTTCATCAGTGCATTCAATCGGGGCAATTACTGTGATTGTAATTTCTTTTTCCATTTAATTGTTATTGATTTGAACCCAAAATTACAACATAATTTGATATAAACAAATTAAAACGTAAAAATAATTTCAAAAAAAAGCACCTCAAAATTGAAGTGCCTTTTCGAATTATACTTATAAGCCATGAAAACTAATTCTTAATGTCGGTGCATGGTATTTCTATCCATTGCCATTCTTTATTTAGGAATGTTCCGACTTTTTCGTATTTGTAACAAACCCGATTATCTTTTCTATAAATCTCGAGTTGCTTTTTTAAATCGTAATTATTTTTTTGATGCTGAAGTATTTGAGAATCTTTAGTGTTTATTAACTCTGATTGATCAAAAATTACTGAATCTTTTTTTAGCGATTCATTGCTAAGTATTATAACCTGATTATTGGCCGTTTTAAGGCTATCATCCTTTAAAAGTAGGTCACTATATAAGGTTTCTATCTTTTGTTTCGTCTGTGGCTCTTTTTGTGCTATGTATTGCCATGATCCCATGAATCCTGAATACACTAAATACAACAACCAAGCAACCAAGGCCAAAACAATCAGATTTAGCAACAATTTGGCAAATATCCAAATCTTATCAAGCCCAGTAAATTGAAACAACCATTTTAAAGTTTTCATAAGTTTTGTTTGTTTTTATTCTCAATATATTTTCTAATTTCTTCTTTGGCTTTTAGTGTTTCGTTTTTAATCTTAATATCCAGTCTTGCACTTATTATTTTAAAAATATGCAGTACTACCGTTGAAAGAAAATAAAACGAAAAAAGTATAAAAATTCCTCTTGCTCTTAAATGGTCAAAATCTTTTACCCATATCATTTTTTGAAAATCTGCAAAATACAAAAATAGCAAAATTACTATTGAATGAAACCAAGTTGCTAACGCCTTAATCGAGATAAAAGCCATTTGAAATTTTCGATAATAGCCAAAGTTACAATAAAACAAGGCACAAAAAAAGTTGCTTTGTATGGCGTATGCTCAATAACATTGATTAAAATACCAAAATTGTAGATACACCTTGCAAAACATACCCACAAAACGAGTTTAAATAGGGTTTCTTTGCTTTTTTTGGTGTGCTCATAAAAGAAAAAAGTTAAATGACCATAAATTAAGCAATACCAAATGTCGTCTAAAAATTTCTTACTGATAAAATCGAATTCCTGATTGCCTAAATCTATGAAATTATAGATAAGGCTTGTAAAAATAAATATGTAGGCGTTTAGTTTCATTTGGTTGCTTCTTTTATTAATTCTCTGCATTCAATCATGAATTTTAATAAACTTCCCGTTATTCGGTCGTTCATAGAATACTCATCATACATTCTTTGTAAAAGAGATAACATTTCAGGAGATTTTGAAAATAAGGTTGCATTTGCTAAATTTTCTTCTTGAGTTCTGTCATAAGTAATTACTTGAGCGACAAAAGACTTTTGGTTTTCTCCACTTAAATAAATGCCTTTTGCAAGTCCATCTTTTACCTCAGTGACTTTTATTTTTCCTTTAGTACCTTTAAATTTCATAATTTTAAGTTAATTGTTTTTTTCTATATTATGATGTTTTAAAACCAAATCTAACTTTTCTGCAAATCGCTTTTTTTCGCTTATATCAAGTTTATCAAATTCATTGATGACATACTCCCAAAAGTCATCTTCTGTAATTGACCCATCATCAAACCAACCTAATTTTGACGCTAACTCTTGACAATACAAATGATTTTTCCAAGTGTAAACATACTCATCCTTACAAAAAGAATATCTATATTTTTGGCCTATTTGTATTTCTTGAGAACACCAATCACATCTGTGAATCTTTTTAGCTAGTTGTATATTTTCTCTTATGATTTCCATTTTTTAGTTACTTGAATATGAAAATCTAACACCTTTTATTTTCTTCAACAAACCCCAAACAGTTGAAAAGTTTTCAGTTTCAATACTTTGCAAAACCTTAGCCACTTTTTCAGATTGTTTTTCTGTAAGTATTGCATCAATTACGCCACCTTTCGGATTTAAATTTCTCACAAAAATGTAATCGCTTTTTAATTCTGTTCTAATTTCTGATGTTTGTTTGAAATAGCTCATTGTTTTAATATTTAATTGTTATTGATTATGCTGTAAAACTACAACCTTTAAAGTTAATAAACAAACATTTTAACAAAAATAATTTTAAATAAAAATAGGCACCTCAATTGAAGTACCTATTCGAATATTACCCTATTAACCACTATATATGAAAAAACTATCTTGGTCCGCCTCCAGGTCTATCCTCAGCACTTTGTTTTGGCAATCCATCTTTTGTGTCGGCATCGTCTTCAAATGTCTTTCTCGTACGTTTTTTTACATATTTCCAAGCTAATTCCCAAAAAGCACCTATACCAAAGGCCATAACTCCTGAAACTGGAGTGACTGTACTAAAAAAACCACTCGTTAGGAGTATCGCCAAAGTTGGCCCTATAATCCATTGTACAAATGTTGAAATAAAAGCATTGATTCTAAAAGTCAATACATAATCTTTCTGACTTGTCATTTGTTGAATTTCTACCAATGTAGCAATAATTTGGCCTAATAGTCCGAGGTATAGAAACCAAATATTAAAACCCATTGCAGCAAGTTCTCCGCTTATTGCCGTTGTTAAAAGGTATATTCCAGCCGTGAATTTCCACGCCAATACTATACCATGCTCGAAAATTGAATCTTTCATTTTTATTGTTAGTTTAAATGTTCAAAATATAAATTTACTTCTTTTTGTCGCCTTGTGATTAATCCTCCCGAAACTTTACCTCCAGCATTAACCCATTTTAAAAACTCCTTTTTTATTCTAAGGTCGTTTGGGTTGTCATTGATAACCTTTAAAAGTGTAGAGTTTTTAAGTGCATTTAATCCTAAATTATAGGCAAACGAAACAACTGAATCGAATTGATTTTGAGTTATGTCGTCTCTCAAATATGAATCAACGCCATTTTCAAAAGTTTTTACATCGTGTTTTAAATATTCCGTTGCCTTTTCTTTGTCAATTGAAATATCAGTTGGTTTTACTTTTTCTCCATTTGGATAACGAGTTGTTCCGTATCCAATAGTCCAAACTTTTGCAGGGCATAAATAAGGTTTTGCAACAAATCCCTCAAATCCTTTAATTAATTCGACTCCTTTCTCTGATAGGTTCATATTAATTCAAATGTTTAGCAACGGCGTCCAATATACTTGTGTCAATCGTGCCATTTTTTAGTTTTTTTGGCACCAAACTTTCTCCGGTTTCCATTATTTCATTTCCGCTATTCCAAATTAATGCAGGAACTTTATCAGGATACTTTTTTATAAAATCCTTTACTAAATTGTTCTTTCTGTCTATCTGCTCAAAGTTTGCTTTCTGAATTATCCCGACTTGTTGGCTTGGAGGCGTCAATTCAGTTCTTTGATCAAGATTTTCCAATCCTAAGCTTAAGACTGGAATAATCTTTACGTGTGTCGGCTTAAACTGGCCCATCCAGTTTTCACGGTCTGAAACTTCTTTTTGTAATTGTTGTTCAGCCGTTGACGTTCCTCCAATAGTGGTATTATATGCACTAACCGCATTGTTGCCTTTTTGTAACATATCGTTCCAATCTCCTGGATAACCGTTAAAATCATAGTACACTACATAAATATCCTTTCCGTTTTTACTTTTTAAGGCGTTTTTATATCTTGGCAAATCTCCAAAATCTCCCGAATTCAAATAAAGGACTGGCTTATTGTCGATATTAAACCAAAAATCTTTTGTCATTAAATCAGTAATGTAATTCACCTCATTGTCCGTCCTTTTATTTTGGATTTTAAAAGTCATTTTCATTCCTAACTTATTTTGTATTGATACAAAATCACGCCTCGTTTCGCTCAGGTAACTTTCGTCTGAATAATAATTAAAAACCATAAAATCAAAACCAGCGTCTCGGTAATACTTAACTTCTCGCTCTGTATCTGCTTGGTTTTTATCAAATTTTACCGTTACAAACCTTTGTAAACTATCATAAGTATTCCGACCAAGCGAAGGATTCCATTTGACATTATATCGAATTGTGATTTTTTCAGGTGCCGTATGCTGCCCATAAAAAGGAACTAAATTAAAACGGTCGCCGTAAACTGTTGCGGTATATCGGTTTCTTGATATGTGATTAATCAATAATTTATCCATATCAGCAGTTTCGTTCCAGTAATCGTGTTCCCAATTATCCCACATAATCATTCCAACTGGAATACTTATCTTTTCTGGGTCAATTGGTTTTGGTGGCTCAACAATCAAACTATCATCGGGAATAACGGTATTTTCAGGATACAAATCAACCAACTCAAAACCATTGCGATATAAATACAGATTATTATCGTTTTTTTGATAATACAATTTGCCCACGATCGGCTTTCTGACGTTGGCAGTATCTTTTATAACATTTTGAGCAAACAAGCCGCCTGATAGGCTTAAAATAAGAAATAAAATCTTTTGCAATTTCATAATATTAATTTTTAGGTTTAAAAAAAGCGGTTAAATTTCTTCAACCGCTTAATTTTTTAATTTTGGATCCTATTAAGGCGTCACACCGTTATCGACTGTGTAATGGAAGATTCCAGTAACGCCGTCCGAATTGGCTGGTGCCGTAATGAATTTGTATTGCAACGAAGGCAAGAAATCCAAGGCAAACGCCGCCGCATCATCTGTACAATCGGTTTCTTTGATTCTAAGATCGAATGTCATTCTCGGAACACCAACCTCTTGAATTAATGCAACGTCTGCAAAACGGATTGAAGGCTCAATAATACTGAACGCCCCAAAAGTAGTATTTGCAATTTTGTTGCTTCCTGCAGCCAATTGGATATTTCTCCATTTGTCAATGTTAACCATCACAAAAGATTCAGGATATGCAACAATGATATTGTTCTTTGTAACTCCGTCACCAAGTAAGGCCGTTATTTTTGTAGAGTAATAAACCTCATAAGGCTGATTCATCAAGTTGGCATAATTCAAGCCAACATCAGAACAACAACCGATTCCCAATTTCTTGAAATAATTTCTTACGTCCAATGAATCAGTTATGATAATCGGACGGCCAACCATCGTATTCAAAATGGCCAAGTTATCCAATTCAATTTCGAAATCATCTAATGGCCCTTTTTGTGGGTCATTGTAATTCACCAATTTAATCGGCTGAGCATCCGCAGTAGCATACTTCAAGTTTACACCAATTCCAGATGTCAAAACAGTTGCGGCGTTGGTATCTACCGTTTGAAGAATCTTTTTGATTCTGTCAACCAATTCGGCATTGATTGTATTTCTGAATCTACCGCCAACGCTTGAACGTGTTGAATGCTGGGCGGCGTGTATCGCTTCCATTCTATCGTATTCCTCACAAATTTGGTCGGCCGTTGCGTTATTCATTTTATACCCCAACTGTGCATATTCGTCTATTACATAATTTTGACGCATTTTTTTAGCCTTGGCAGTAGTGCCTGAGCAACTTGGAGTTGTAACAACAGTTCCCAACGTGTCGTTAGCTTGACGGAAATCAAGATTTACAGAAGGATCTCCGTCCGTATCAAATGAAACTGTTCCGTCTGCTCTTTCAGGAATCAACGCATTTATAATACGTGAGTTTTGCGGTGAAAGTGCCGCTTTTATGAGGCCTATGTCCGGCATATTAACGCCGGCGGCCATAATCGACTGATCTAAACCAGTCACAACTTTTTGACAAAATACACTAACTTCAGTAGCCATTTTTTTAAATTATTTTGAAAGGCTTATGGTCGGGCGTTTGCTTGTTTTACTAAACTCAATGCTCCTTCGAGTGTTCCTAAAGTATCAGGCTTAACCTCAACGACTCCCCTTTGTGGTACAATACTTTTTTTCTCATAATTAAATTCCTTAACCACCGAGTCAAGAACCCAATCGAAATTGCGTTCAATGTTCTGGCTATCAAAGAATTTAGTCTTTGTTTCGCTATTCAAAAGTTCCTCATTTTCAGGATTCACATAAATTTTATTTTTTTGCATGAATTCGTTCAAATCCGCTCCGAAGTTTTCGGCAAAATGTCGGGCATTTTTGAAATCATCCGCAATATTTTCTTTCGTGAGAATCCTTTGCTTAAGTTTCACATTAAATAGATCTTTCTTGTGATTTGCTATCAAACCGTTCTTTTCTGCTTCGAACGTTTCTTTTGCCGTTTTGAATTCGTTGTTTAGCTTTTCAATCTCCTTTTCTAAAATAGCCTCTCTGTTTGAATCTCCGCTACCCTGGGCAGTTTTTAGCTTCTTTTGGAGTGCTGTTTTTTGAAGCTCGAATGCTTTTCTTAGTTTTGATGCGGTTACTTTTTCGCCTTTAATAGCGTTTAAATCTTCGTCACCTAAACCCTCTCCAAGTATTGTCTCGATTTGGCTATCGAATCCATTTAAAACCGTTGCTTTTATTGATTTCTCAATGCTTGGTTTCAATACTGATTCAGCCGTTTCAAGGTTATGGAGATTTGACAATATAGAAGTAAATTCTTCATCGTCAATTTCAATCGCTGCAAGTGCTGAATTTTCAGATGCTGCTTTGATTGTTTTTTTATCTTCAAGTGAAATTTTCGAACGTTTCACTATTTCAGAAAATAGATTTGCTAAGGTTTTAGCCATGGTTGTAAAAATTTGATTTGTAAAATAAATTACCGTTTTAAAAAATGTTTTGCCTTTCGGCCTATTTGAAAATAAAATTAGTTCTATTTTTTGAATAAAACCAAAATATTTTCTTTGTTATTCTTGATTTTCAGAAAAATTTTCTGTTTCAACTTCTTTTTCAACCTTTACTTTAGGTTCTTTCTTAGGTTGTTTTTCCTTTGGCTCTTTTGGGAGTTTTGCAATTGATTTATCTGCTTTTGGCACTTCAATGGTTTTAGTAACTTGGTTTGATTCAATTTCTTCCGCCCTTTCTTTTGTTACCACATTTCTTCTTTTTCGACCTTCAAACAAATCAAACACCTCATAGGCATCGCCAACTATTTCAGCCGTTGGGTCATTTAAAATATAGTCCTCAGCTATTGCCTTTGGTTTTGCTGAAAACTTTTCTTTGGTCGGTGCAATGATCTTGTTGTTTGCATTCACATGACCATCAACAACAATCATTTCCTTTACAATTACAATTCCTTCGAGTTTTTTCATTTCTTTGATGTTTTAGGTTTTAATACTTTTTCTTCTTTTGATTTGTCAAACTCAAATAAAGGCTCTTGACTTTCTTCAATTGAATCAGATTCATTATGACCTGGAAAAATTTCTTTTTGAATTTCAACTTCTTTTACTGGCTCAATATTTTGCTCAAAAGTTTCGTCAATTTCAAATCCACCATTTCGAACCAAATCGGCATTATCAATAAGCCATTGGTCATTAACCATCACAAATTGCCTTTGTTGGCTTTTTAGTTTTGGTATCGGTTTCCAAACTTTAATATTTAATTCCATGATATTATTTTTTATAAAAATTTGATTTTAATTTATTATTCATATTTTGTAAGGTTTTCCAATCGTTTTTTTGTTTTGGAATATGAGCATTATGTTCTTTGAATTTTCTTTTGTCATCATAACCTAATTCTTTTGATAAAAACCTACAATTAAAGGCCATAAATCCAATAATAGGGAATAAACTTGGTTTCATTTTTATTTCTTGTAATTATTGTAAAATGTTTTTGAAACTGGCCTCAATGTATGCCTACAATTCCAGCCTCCACGATAAGTAAATATTGATACTTTATTTGTTCCCTCAATTTTGCCTGACCAAGTCAAATTGGCCCAGCTTTCGACTTCTTTTTTGGTGTAAACTTTTCCGTACCTTTCAGAACAAAAATTTCGAGTTGTTTTAATTTTGGTTCCTGCATAATAAAAGTATTCTATTTTTAAATCCTTTGCAACCTCCAATTGATAATTTGAAGTCATTTGGTACAAACTATCGGTTGTCAATTGCTCAATATTTCTCTGAATACGGCCGTTGTCTTTGAAGTAATCAGCAATAAAGGCTTTCAGTTCTTTTTTATTTGCACTTCCAGTTAAATTCAACTGATAAAGTTTATTTACAATCGGATCGACAACATTAATTGTAATCCCTGCACCGGTCAAAGATTCTTTCAAAAACGATATTGAGTTTTTAAATAATTCTCTGTAAAGTTCTTTTTCAAAATTTGTACTTAATAAACTAAAATATTCATTTGAAATTTTAGCCAATTCTTTGTAATCCAAAATCAAAGATTTATATCCATCAACTAAGGCCCCTTTTGAAATAACTTTTTCAAGTTCGAATTTGAATTTATTTACCGATGCCAACCTTTCAACTCTTTTGCTAATTGTCAAATCATTATCCAAGGTATCAATAAAATCTAAAAGTGCGGTTTGGATTTCCTTTGAAACTTTGGTACTGAAATTATCCACAAATGAAAAAACAAGTTCTTCAAGTTTTTGGTCTATCAATTCCAATAATTCAAGTTCTTTATCCATATTAAACTATTACTTCAAGATTTGGCAAAACTGGCATAGACGTTCTTTTTTGAATCAACTCATTTGCATATTGAACCAAAATAGCATGCTTTTCTTCTTCACTTAATAAAGTCCAATTTGGATATTGCCTATAAGCCCTATCAATAAATGATTTAAAAGAACCATTCAATATATAATCAATTTCCGATATGCCATTTAGTTCTGTTTTTTCACCAGTTCCATAAAATGAAACAATCGAATCAGTATCTTTTCCGAAAAGTGGATTAAGATTTATTTCGTCTCTGAGTGTTTTAGTTTCCCTTGAATTTTCGCCAAAAACTAAGGCAGAATATTTAACTTCCAAGGCTCCTTTTATTTCTTTTGAAACTCCTGCATCTTCGCAAATTTTAAGTTCCTCCAGGATCATTTCAGGGCTTAAAATATCAAAACTTATAGGAATTGTTATTTCGGGAACATAGTTTGAGCGGTCATTTGTTACGCCAAATAATTGTGAACTTGTCCATTTAAATATCGGAAGTTGAATATTTTTTATCAAATGTTCTCCCTCTGAATGTATTTTCTTTTCGTAATCAAGCCTATTATATTTCTTAGCCTCGCCGCTTTCCGCTGAATTAATATCTCTCTTACGAAGTATTCCCATATCAACGGCACCATAACCGTCGTCAATAGCATTATTGAAAAATGTATCAACCGCCAAAACGGCTGCAATATTTCTTTCGGCCGTCCCTGCTGGACTACTAAACGGAAATGTCGCCTTACCATCTAACCATTTATCCTGAAATGAATCTATTTCTAAAACATTAAGTGCATCCCATCCCTGAGTGCCTTTTCCATTACATACGTCACATTTTAGACCGTTTTTGTGTTCTAATGTCGGATCTGTCTTTCCTTTCCCTTTGCAAGTTTGGCATTTCTTTGGTGCCATCATCCAGTCGAGTGGGTGTATATGATGAACCAATGCCACTTCTAAATCTGAACTCCTTCTAATAGCTTTTTTAAAGTCTGTAAGTGTGTAGCTAAACATCGATTCAAGCAAAACCTCATTACTTGCTGAATCTTGTTTTTTAATGTATTTGCCAATTTTCTTCGCTGGCATTTCTCCGCAAAAGTGCGGAATCGGCCCAATAAAATCCGTTGTTACCCTTCCATTTATTTCATTCTCACTAAATATCCAATAATTTACATCGTCAACGATATAGTATTTATTTATCCATTTGTTCAATGAACTTGTTTCTTTTAAAAGGCAATATTTATTCCTTTCAAATAATAAAACGTCTTTTGATGCAAAAATATAAGGAAACGGCTTAAATGATTCTGTTTGCCTTTCAGGTGGGTTTTTGTCTAATACACAAAGAACGGCGTTTGGATCTGTGTCGGCATTAATTACACCAATAGAAAACACCCAATCCGTAATTGTGCCAAATCCATTATAACCGTTTTCGCAATAATCCTTTAATGGATTTTGACCATTAGCATTTAATGGATAGTTTATTAAATAATCTTGGCTTTGTTTGATAGCCATTTTTTTATCAACAATCCGGCCAAAATGAGATTTGACCGGATTGTTGTACACCTCTTTTCTATACTTTTTATCTTTACTACTTTCTTTTGGTCTATCTAAATCGAGAAACTTAGGATAATCTTCCGAATACAATACTTTAATATCATCGGCTATTTTAACCGAATCATCATAAAATATATGCTTGGAAGTTTTTTCACTTACCTTTTTTAAAAGTTCCTTTATTTCTTCAAAAACCAACATCAATTAAAAAGTTTAAAGATTTAGAAAAATTAGGCCGGCTTGGTTACGATTTTCATGCAATACTCACCAACTACACAACTATCTGCAATCGCTACTACACGATATTTGTTTGAAGTGTTGGCGGGCAAGGTATTAATTGTAACTACACCAGTCAAAGGATTGATTTTGACAGGGGTTGCGTCCGCAGCCAAAGGTGCCGCAATACAATCTCTGTAAATTGACCATGTAAGGCATGAAGTTTGACCAGTTATTGCAAACTGCATGGTTGCGGTCAATGCACCTGGATTTACCGCAGTATAAATTTTGCAACCGTCTTGACCTTGGCAAGATGATAATTCCATAAGTTCACCATTACCTGGGTCAGTGCTAATCGTAGGGTTTGTAATTGTTAGTTTTGTAAACCCATCCAACAATTTGTAGTCAATCGGGCCATAAGGAACCGGCTGACCGTCTCCAATCCATTTCACATCAAAGCCACCATAGATTGTTTCGGCCGCATTACCAGTAATGTTATAACCGATATTGTGAAAAGTGACATCTTCCCCCTCAACAATGAAAACTTTGCTTTCAGTCCAATATACAACGTCATAAGGACGGATATTTTTTCTAACACCGTTAAACCATTTGGTTGTCTGGGTAGAAAACATATTTTTGTATGTTAACTGAATCATATTTGTAACGTCTCCAGTTGGCTTAGGATCCGTTGCCCTGCCAAATGCTACGTTGGCCACTTTTTCCTCGGGCTTAGGTTGAACTCCGTTAATGTAAGTGTTTGGAAAGAACATCGCCTGCCCTAAAAGCTGCAATTCTCTTACTTTATCAATTACCTCGTTCGGGTCAAACGTTCCATCCGAAATCAATACCTCTGTCACGTCCTCAGCCGCTAATTTGCCCTTTTGTACAACCGCAAAAGCGATTATGTTGGACTTTTCACTTGCTGGATCGTGAAGGAAAGATTCAGGACAAGGCATATCCGTAGAACACCCCATTACTAAATTTAATCCGCTCATTTTGTTAAAATTTTATAGTTCTTTTGCCGAAAACCCAATTTAATTTAAGAACATGGACCAGTTATAAAATAAGCATTACTGCTTAAATTTGGCACCGTTCTTGATTTTACAGTTGCACAAGTCGCTGGGCTGTGTATTCTGTATTCCTGACTAACACCCGAACAATTTGTATAATAAATACTGTGATAAGTTCCTGATCCAAAATCCGCACCGCTTACAAAATAATCAATGCAAGGACTTTCAACGCTCGGGCAATTTATTTCACCGTCCAAAATAGTAACAACGCCTTTGAATGCAGTTGCCGTTGTTGTTGTTGTATTTGCCCATTTATACAAAACACCTAATGAATCTCTTACCCTTTGATTTGCAACTGTTAATACTGTTGTTGTTTGGTAAGTCAATCCATCGTTACACCCAACAATATTATAAAATGTCGTTTCTTCGGCTGGCGGCTCTAAACAGTTTGGTAGTGTTCCACCGCATATAATACAATCCTCTTGTTTTTTGATTCCTGCATAAACTCCACCGTCACCATCATATACCTGAGCATAAAAATCTTTTTCTACACAAATTAATCTACCAGTTAACGAACCTGAAATTTGTTGTGATGAATCAGCCAAACAAATATTTGCAATTCTGGCCGCATAAACTGAGCATGAACGTGCTTGACATTCCAAAGTATTAACCTCAGCCCAAATTTCCTGACCAAAGTACAAAGGATTTTCTAAGTCAAAAATTGCCAATCCATTTCTAACTATTGCCGTTTCTCCAGTATTCAAAACCAATTCAACGCCTTCGAGTAACAAATCAGCACCAACCAATAAGTTAATGCTATCCTCAATAGCCCATGCCAATATTTGAGGTGTTTTACAAATCGAATCGGTATCGGGGTTATATATCGGAATATCCAAGGTGATAATATCAACTTGGTTTTCAGGTTCTT